TACTGTTGATCACTATAGTCTCGTAGGTAATTTACCAGCGAGACTATTTTTTTTGTGTGTTCAAAGTCAGGATTCCATTTATCAAAGATGTCTTCAATTTCCCTAGCAGAGGGCGGTCCCTCAAAGTCTAAGGCTATCTCTCCCTTTGATGTGACTGATACGGACATCTTATAAAGAAGCGCGTCGGGTTTTTTACTCTTTTTCATTGTTATGCTCCAGCATAGATATCGGCAAGTTGTAACAGTCTGCCCTAAAAACAAAACCGTTATCCGGGTCAACGTCTCCCCTTTTGTGTTCAGTTGATTCTGTAAAGAAGTCTTCCTTATTTATCTTTCCTAAATACCAACCAACAGAGAGATCGTTTTTAACTCTAACAAAAGCATAGGAGTCACAGTCCTGTTTAGCATTGAACTTAGCAACTGAACAGGAGTAATATTCTTTTGGGGGAGAGGACACTCTCTTAGTTTTGACATCTACTGTTGTGCCATCATTAAGAGTAACATCGTAATCAAAGGTGTTTTCGTGAGAGCCACCCAGAACGTTTACAACTATCATCTCCCCCAAATATCCAGCCTGAGAACCCGCGCCCCTCTCAATAGAGTTGTTTAACTCACCCAAGATAGTAGCCTTTCGTTCGGCTAGTCGGCGCATGTCCTCGGTTATCTGAACTTCGTGTATCATTATTTAATAGGAGGAAGAGGCTGTGCTTCAACTTCTCTTTCTTTTTTCTGTGCCTTTACTTTAGCATTGTGGACCCTTAGATAAGCACCCTCGATCTGCTTTTGTTCGTCGCCATATCTACCTAGTCTCTCGGCTACAATGTCGGGTAGTAGGCCCTGCATAGCACATGCTCTAGCCTCTTTCCATGATCCGTATAGGGCTACCTGACCTTTTCCAATATTAAAGGTACCGTCAGGGTTATAATCACAGCCTTTATCAGCGGTAGCTGCGGCGGTTGTTAGCGTAAGCGCAGTAAGTCCAATAGCACCGATTATAAGCTTATTCATTCTAAACTCCTATATCAACAATCTCACAGACATCTCCTGTGCAACTTAATTCTTGAGAGCCTGTGGTAGTGTCTTCTATCTCAAGCTCTTTTAAGTCTTCCCATACTATCGAATCAGGCATCTGTGTCAACAACTTTTTGTATTCGTCTTCACTGCACTCGGTATAGGGAGCTTGCTGGTATGTATGATCTGAGAAGGGAAGGAATGACACGCCTGAGAGGTAGTCAAAATTGTCATAGACCCAAGAGCCTACTTTAAGCCATTCCTCTTCTTTAACAGAAATAGTGATTGAGGGTTTATGCTCACACCAGAACTCCGCATACACTTTCCACAGTTCAAGATGTTCAACTGCAGTCATGCTTTCCCTCGTTAGCGCCCCTTTAGGTGACTTAACAGGAAAGGAAAATACCGTCATGTTGTCTTCATTACCAATAGCAGGTTCTGCGGGGATACCCTTCTGTATCATAAACTGAGTAAGAGGGTCTTTAGTGTCACCGCGAACAGTTCGGATGTAATACTCACTATGTCTAGGGTGTATACCAGACGCGCTGTCAACCAACTGAGAAACAGTACCGGAAGGTTTTACGCAGGTAATAGCCGTGGACACTTCAATGGCTAGCTGTTCAGCAAACCGTTCATTGGTTTTAATTGCCACTAACTTAAGACCCTCAAGAATGCGGGGCAAGTTATCATCCACCTTTGATAGATGTGCGTTGTCCAGAATGCCAGTAAGGCTAACACCCAGCAGTCTCTCTTCTTCTGTATTCTGTTTCCAGATTTTACGCAGATATTTAAAATCAGTTAGAGAGGATTGATAAGTCCCTAGCTGTGTGGCTAGCTCTACTTTCTTTGAAAGATTTCCTACATTATCCTCGGCACGAACAACTACCTCTGTAAGATTACAGAATTGGTAGGGTCTTAGAATTATTTCAGAGCAAGGGTTAGTTCCAAATACATGAGCAGAATCGCGACGACCGATACTATCAACCTTATTTTTAGCTGCTCCACGATTAAATATCCCTCTCTCTCCAGACTTTGATTCATACAGAGAATACCATTCTTTTAGAAAAGTGTTCATGTCCGGGCGGCTATCATACACCGCAGAGTTGTTGGCTAGCCCTCTGTAGGGGTATTCCCTAAACCAATCTCCCGACTTAGCTACACGCATCCTGTTGGAGTTAAGATCAGAAAGGGAGATAAGGGCTGACCGCCTAACACCACCAACAACAATAACACTCGCAATCTTACAAACAAGATCGTGACATTCCAGAGTTGATAACTTCCTGCCCGCAGCAGCCTTGAAAAGAGCCACTGTAAACTTCAACAGGTCATCCAAGGGTGCAGGACCGGACGACCGACCACCAAAGGTCTTTAGACGCGCTCCAGCAGGGCGTAAGCGGGTTAGATCCCACTCTGGCACCTGCCCTGCGTAAAGGCACGCAACTAGTTCTCTGAGGCCCCTAGCCCACCCGGCCTTACTATCCTGTACAATAATAGTTGTCTCAGTAGGCTCAAAGTGTTCATTTACAATAGGCAGCTTATCTGTGTATTGTCGCTCTGCAGAGAATCCCACTCCTGTACCACACATAAGCACATACAGAATTTCATCAAAGGAGCGCGGGGAGTCAACAGGGATATAAGAGCAGTTGTACCCGGAAGTGTGATCGCGTTCTAGGGCTAGACCTGAAGTCATCAAAGCTCGCATAGAAGGCATTATCTGTAGGCTAAGTACAGCCTCTTCCAATTCTTGTCTATTAGGAATAGTGTGGTTATGGTTTTTCTTTAGGTGTGTTTCCATATAGTCAAAGTATCTAGCCACTGTCTCAGGCCAAGCTTCCCGCCTGTCACCTAGCCAACGGGCATAGCGAGACAGGTGTATAAACTCTTGATAGTCTGTAGGGAAGTAATTATTAGTCATTATCTTTTGTTTCCTCAATCAACCTGTTTATGTACCAATTGGCTTTCATCAAATCCTTTAAGGGCATACCCTTATGCTTATACCTACATACATATTTTAACACGTTGCCTCTCAGGTAGCCAGAGAACTCTTCTTCGGTCATAGATTCTTTTATAAGCTCAATAGTTTCTTTGCCATTCTGATTGTAGTGATTGGGATTATTTACAGCGCCTTCTAACTCTTTAAGGTATTTCTTTTCATCAGGCATTAGTTATCCTCACTAAATTTAACTTGTATAACATTATCGTATACTTCATCAACAGTAAGCTTTTTGCTGTCTTTCTTTGCCTGTTCCTCAGATATTCTATCTAGCGTAGCCTCATGCCCTAGCTGCATTAGGTAATCATAGTCCGTTTCAAGAAGACTAAGCATACCCTGCTGAAGAATGTGGGCGGCGCTAACGTCTGTGGCGTCTAAGGTATCGTATGCGCGAACAGTCACCGTGTCAACACCCACGGAATCAAAAACTATATAGAGCCTGTCCGGCGCGAGAAAGAATGTCTCCTCAGATATTCTATTCCTCATAGCCTCATCTATCAAGGAGTCCTCACCCTCTGTGCCCTCACCCGAAGTAAAAACAAAGCCTTCATAATCATCGTCCATTGAACCACCCCGCTGGTAAACTTTTATCCGCCCATTCAAACCCGTGCTTATCCGCCCAATCAGCGTGACTAGTCTTTGACCCTTTATATATTTTCTTATTGCCGTTAGCAAAAAAGAATTTAACCTCAAAGTCAGGGTTTTGTTTTTTAACAAGAAGGTGTTTAACCCTGTCCTGCTGTAGTAATCTACCCTTAACTTCAATGTACATACCCTCACTAGGTATGTAAAAGTCTGGAATATATACGCTAGGCTTACGCTGATAGGGAATCTTATCAGGTTCAAATTTATAGGTAATACCCCGTCTAGATAAAGACAGGGCAACTTGCGCTTCAAACTGTGATCTAAATCTCATGATGTAGTATTTACCATCTGTATATACTGTTTATCTAGATAATCAGACACAAGATCAATGGACACGCTCTTTGCTAATGAGAAAGGTATAATTGGAAACACAACAAGACTTCTATTTTTTATTAAATAACGGATAAGATCAAAGTTTCTGGCTATAGTAGCCTTACCTTCGATATTAAAATCATCCGCTGACCATGCACCCTCAGAAGACATGTTTTTTCTGTAGATTACAGCTTGTCTTTTATCCTCATTAAGAGACTTTATAATAGCGTTATCCTCACCAAAGGAATCTCCCTTATATGTGTCAAAGTGTACAAAGATAGCGTCAGGGTTATGGCTAGTTTCAAAGTCTGTTATCCTGTTTGTTATAAATAAAGCCACTACACTTCATCCTTTACATGTTTGCTGTACCAAACTCTAGGCTTTGTCTTAGCGCTTGACTTTGCTGACATCTTATACACGGCATCAGGCCAGCAGTACTTCTTATAACCACAGTAACCACAGGTTCTATCCAGAGTTCGGTTTCCTGTCTTCTTAACAGTACCCGTCTCTTTATCCTTGTAGGTTTCAGCAGTGTCAGTAAAACACTTATCAATGGTTGGGTTGGTGAGTACCTCTCTAATATTCCTGTCTGCTAGCTCTAAAGCCTCTTCTCTATCCTCGTCCTGCACAAGGGGAGCTTCACATACAGCCCACTCACCTGTAGACTTGTTAATGGCTATCCACCCGCCAAAGGTTGTTCCAGCAGCCTCTGAGTAGAGGTAGCCCTGTGGTACGTAGCCAAAGGGATCATCCTGCTTAATGTTGTTATAACCGCGATTAGCCGCAAACTTCATAGAGAAGGAACCGGGTGCTGCACTTTTAATGTCATAAATCTTATTGTCTATCTTGACATCATAAGTACCTTTTAGTGTTGTGCCGCCAATATCAAGACTAACGGCCTCTTGTTCCCCCTGTATCTCAACTCCAGAAGCTTTGAGTACTGTTACAGCAACAGCTTCTATTAAGTCTCCAAACAGGAATTTCATTACAAGGGTGTAATCTACTTCTTCCTCTCTGTCCTCACGGATTGACATCTTTTGCTGGCATAAGGGCTTACCTACGCCAGACATACGTACACGGTATTCAGACTTCCTATCAAACTGTCTCTGAATAGCGGAGCCGCACATTTCCTTAAACTCTTCGATAAGGTGAGGGGGAAGACCTTCGCCTTCGCCCCTCGATGCCTTTTCAAGAAAATGCTGTACTTTATGTAGCAGCATGGATGACATCAGATGCTATCCGCTGCCTCTAGAGAGTTGGCTACATCCAAGTCATCTCGCGAGAGTACTGCATCCTTACGGTCCCTATACTCCTTAATAACCCTAACATTCCACTTATCAATGTCTTCCATAAAGGTGTTTAGAAGGTCAATGTCTCCGCTTTCTACTTTAACCGGCTTAGGCTTATCAAAAATAGGAGTGTAGTAGATGACGCTACCATTTACGTTACGCTTCGTTGCAAGCTTGGCCTTCTGACCAAACATGAGTTTAGTAGAAGGAACTTCACGGATATAGTTAGCAACGGGCATGAAAGCAGAGCCTCGCGCAGCCCAGATGAATGGCGTACCCTTAAGGTCTACCTCTTCGCCTTCCACAGTTTTAGCATCAGGTGCGGATGTAACCACACCATACACAACCTGTGTGCATTTAATGCTCTTCTGCTTTGCGTGTTCAATAGAGTTAACAGATAGTCCAGAAACTTCATCCTTAGACAGCTTACCACATTTGTTACCGCCGCTGGTATCTGGAAAATCATCGCTAAGCGAGGGGGCTAGCACAGTACGAACTGACAGTTCAGGCTGTTCATTGTTCCAAAGGTCATAGGAGTAGTATCTCACAAACAGACGCAACTCCATCTCTTTAGAGTAAATAGACTTATCACCCATACGCAAGCGGAAGGCACCCTTCGGTAGCGTTTCCCCTTCTTTGGTTTCGTTCTGCTGCTCAATAGCTAGCCGGGGAAGCCCAACAGTAGCGTTTGCATTTACATCTACCTGTCCAATCATAGCCGCAATCTTGGCTACATTTTCATCGTTAAAATCTTCAATCTTCATTACTGCACTCATGCTAATTCAATCTCCTGTGAGGTTAGCCAATTATGGCCTATCTTTAATTCTATATCAATAGGCATGTCAAAGTCAACACCAAAATTTCGTTTGCACTCTTCAGGTATACATAACATACTCCTTTTTAATAATTCAATCATCGTATTCTTTTCGTCTGGGTGTACATCCATTACGATAGAGTCGTGTACCGTATTTATAATCTTACTCATTGGCTTAGGATCAACCATCTCCTTCAGGCTTTTATGTAGGTGTATCAAAGCCAGCGGTAGAAGGTCTGCAGTAGCAAAACCCTGAACAGGGTAGTTCTTAATGGATGTAGCCCCCACTGCAGTGCCTCTTCGGGTATATTTAGCATAGGGGAAAGAATACTCCCGGCCAGAGGGTAATACAACCTTCTTTGTAGTTACAGCCTCTTCCTGAAGTCTGTCATGCCATTCAGATACAGCTTGATACTTATTCCTAAAAGCTGCGTAATAAGCCATTTCTCGGTTGTTGCCTAGCATGCCACCATACAAGGGTTTGAAGGTATGTGCCTTTGCGTCCTGTCTCGATACCCCCATGATGCTAGCCGTGTATGAGTGTACATCATACCCGGCAGTAACCTCTTCATAGATCACGGGGTCTTTTGACAGGAAACCGGCAACCCGGAACTCTAGCTGGGAATAGTCCCCCTCTAGAATGTAACCACCTTCATGCCTAGAAACAATTGCCTCTCTTGCAGGGAATGTGTTTCCACGCGGCATGTTTTGAAAGTTTGGTCTACTTGACGACAGTCTTCCAGTAGCAGTGACGCACTGATTAAACTGAGGATGAATAAAGCCATTATCATCTTGATACTTCTCCAAGCTATCTACAAAAGTGTTAAGGTACGTCCTTATCATAGAGTACCTCATGTACTTATCCACAAACTCCCTAGCATCACCCTCTAGGTCAAGTCTTATCTGTGTAAGCGTCTCTTTGTCCGTCTTAAACCCACCAGAGGCAGTGTCTTCTGGCCCTCTGGGTACTATTCTAAGTCCAGCAGGTTCTTGAAGATCTTTATACCATATACCCACACCCCTGCATCGACTACACCTCTTTTTGTTCTTGCTTCTCTCCCCTGACTTTATTGTGTAGTAGAAGGAGCCTTCGCCGGTACAGTGGGAGCAGGAGATACCTGATGTTCTGTGTACTACAGGGGCTAGCTCTTTAACAAGCGCATTGAATGCGGGCCTGTGCATTTTAGTCTTATTCTTTTGCTTCTTGGTATTGCCTCTAATCTCGGTACCAATATTAAAAGCACTCTTCCAAGTAGTCTTGTCCGACACCTTTCGGGAGTAAAGCAGGATGCTGCGGTCGTCCGGGCTATCAAGATTAACAGGAGTGTCCCCCATAACCCTCTCAGCGATAGCCATGAGGTCGTTGTACAGGCTGTTGTATTCATTCTGATACTCTAACTTGATCTTAGTAAGCTTCTCATTGGATATTTTAATACCGGCACTCTCAATATCTATAAGAACGTCAAGCATCTCCATCGACAGTTTAAGCACATTTTGCATGGATATCTCCGTAGACTGAGGAAGGTTCATAATCGTCCCACGACATATTAAACTCTGATATCTGCATATCAGCTAATTGTTTTGTTATCCTAACATCATTCATACAGTACTGATTAACTATATGAGGGGGCATACTCTCATAGGATATCTTATTCTTTATATACTCGGACGTTAAGTCAGTACGTTTTTCAGAAAGCCCTCTCCTATCACAACAAACTGCAAGGCTAAGCCCTACCTTAGTACCTCTAGCAAGGAGATACTCGGAAATCATAGTGTCAAACAAAGGGCCGTCATACTTAAAGCCACAAGCCCTTAACCACTGCAGATCAAATTTAAGGTTGTGGCCTACAAGGCAACTAGTTTTATCTAACACAGACTGTATCTTAGTTGCTGCATCCTTTGTTGCGGGAATCGCATCGTGGTGTAACCACACTTCCATCTCTTCGCTGTACCTGCCGGGTATTTCACTGGCAATCCCAACGAATACAATCTGGTTTCCAAAGAAGGGAGAAGATACAGTATTGGAACCGAAGGTCATTGTAGTTTCTATATCAATAGTTGTAATCATGAGAATATATCCCTGTCACCATCTCTGCGTAATACTATAGAACCATGCCAACCATTAATCTTGTTCTTAGAGAACTTAATAGTTCTGAACTCTTCATGTTCTGCTATACCAATACCAATGATAATATCTGCTTCACCCGCCTTACCTGTCTTAGAACCATCTAGCATAGAGTAATCAATAGTCTCTCGACCATGCGCCTCATAAGACGCCTGTGAGATAGCCCAGACAGCAACGTTGTTTCTCTTAGCAAGCTCTCTGGACCGGCAGTACAGCTCCTTTAACCGCTCATCACCGCGAGAGAACTCACCATCAATCCTAATCTTATCTAACTGATCTATTATCACTACATCAACTTCATTACGTATGCAGTAATCTTCTACCTCTTGTATAGAGGTTCCTACACAATCCATAAAGTTAATGTAGGGTACAGCAAGCTCTTTATACTTATCTATAAACTTGTCTTTATTTGTAAAGACCTCAAGCTTGGACATCTCGGTGATAGACTTAGCCACCCGCATCCTAGTCTTTCTAACCGGCTCTTCATTGCCCCAATAGGCAACCTTAATCTTGTTCTTAACATACCACCCGGCTAACCAAGCTGCAAATGAAGTCTTACCTACTTCAGGTCTTGCAAAGATTACGCCAAGGTTCTGTCTGTCAATGCCGGGAACGTAATCGCGTATCTGTGTAGGAAAACTAAACTCAGGGTCGCGTTCAAATTCTTCAAGAGAGGTTTCAATAGCCTCATTTAAAACAGAGTAAGTCTGCGACTGTTTTATATCATTGTTCTTTAGTTCTTCTACAGAATTGAACAGAGAGTTAGTATCGTTAGACTTACCAACAAAAATTCCAAGGGCTTGTTCTCCTATTTCTTTTGCTTTTGTTCTTTTCCAAAAAGCATGTAACACATCTGCAACAAGCTCTGCGTTTACTTTTGTAGCCCGTAGCTTATCTAGCTCTCTACCTACCTTCTCAGCAGTAGCTTCAGGTAGAGCAGGGTATTTTGCTTGGTGTCCAAGGGATAAATCGTCTACAGTTAAATCACCCTCATAGTTTTTGTGTAAGTGTGAAAGCGTTTCAATTATTGTTGCTACTTCTTTTGGAAAGTACTCTTTCTTTATAAGGCTAGCTACCCGGTTGTAATTTTCTTTACTCAGACAAGCAACAAGTACCGCTCTGTCAATCATATATTTTCAAAACCTTTCTTGACTCTTCAACATCCAACTTCTTTAGATCTCTTTCTAAAACAACCATGTCTACATCTTCTAGTTCCCACTTCAACCTCATAACCATATCAATGGCTTTGGTTGTAGCGTCTTTATCTAGTGCAACTGTCACTTTATCGAAATTTGCAAGAATGTCAAGCGCCTTGTCAGACAGGCTGGTTCCCAAGAGAGCGACGCCCGTTGCAAAAGATGATACAGAACAAGCCGAAGCACAGTCCTCTACAACAACTGCATGGGTAGAGGTTCCACAGACAAAGGGTATACCATTCTCGCCATACCTGTACCACTTAGGGCCAGAGAAATAACCGCTACCTACATACCTGCCAGCAGCATCAACAATCTTATTGTTTTCTTTTATTACAAATACTGCTCTGTCGCGTTTATAATCATATCTTATATCAGCCAGCTTGTTGACCATTGCATAATCACATTTGTTTTCGACTATATAAGAACAAAACTTATCAGAAAAGTTAGACCTACGCCAGTGTTGCTTTTCAACTTCTAGACCTACAGGTACATTAGGTTTTAACATTTCATCGACTACTGTAAATGAGGTTTCTGTTAAACCCTCTTTGATAATACCACCTTTTGTACACTCAGCATGAAAGCAGTAGTATTTAACACAGTCAGTGAAGCTTGTTACAGATAAGGTTTTTGTTCCATTACATAAAGGGCAATCTAATCTCATAGAAGTCCCTATAGGTATATCTATAGTGTATATATAATCTTTAATAATATTATTCATTAATATAATATCCTAAAGTATAAAAGTAATTCGGGAGACGGTAACCTACCTGATATCACGTATTTTTAGGGCTGTCAAGGTAGAAAATGGTTTGACATCAGATTTAATTTCTGGTAACCTTTGCATCTTCCAACCGGAGAAAGACCATGATTACGATTAGTTACCCCAGAATGTCAACCCCTGAACTTCAGCGCCGCGTATTTGAATCTACTGTGCAGGATAAAATATTCACTGTAGAGTTTATTAAAGCAGATGGGACTAGGCGTACAATGAATGCTAG